CCTTTACAAAGGGAGACTCCAGACCTGTTGCCTTGATGACTTTCTGAATGTCGCGGATTGAGAGTTGAGATTTCTTCATCTGCTTGGCGAGTTCGAGACAGGCGCGGATCGCGCCTTGCTCGCTGGTAGTTGTTTGGACTACTAGGTCAGACCATGCGGTTTCGATAGCTGGTGCAGAAATTACGACAGGTGAATTGTTAGTGCTAGACGCTGCTTTTTTGCTTGTTGTTGCTGACATGATTTTTCTCCTTGATTTGGGTTCATGGCGTTGTTGCCATAGGAAAATTGTAGCATGGGAAAAGGAAATCTCGTACATGTCGGGCTAACCCGACAGGGGTCGAGCCTTATCGATTTATCGACATTTCTAGGGATGCGAGGACTCTCAGGTTTCTCTCAGGAATCTCTCAGATTTTGTGTTGGAAAATTCTCAGCCAATTCTCAGGATACCCCCAGATAACTCTCAGGCTTGGGAGATAGTTCCATGCTCAGGAAATCCTCATTTAATTCTCAGGTATCTCTCAGATACCCTCATCTCGTATCGTGAGACTAGTGTCTCACTATGTGGACAGATAGAACCTTAAAGGTTCCTGTGAGTTTGCTGAGAATTGTTTGAGGGTGGGTTGTTAAAAATCGTTGGACTGTACTCCTATAGTATCCAACCATAATTTTCTGTTATATTTGGGGGCTATATACGCTCAAAAGTACTACTGCGAAAAATATATTCCCGAACTTTGTTCGGATTTACCTGTTTGAACAGGTTATCTATTATGTATATAAATACATATTACGGAGTCGCTCCGTTTAAGACTCCGCTCCTCCTATATATAATATATATGAAATTATAATTATAATGGGACAATTATGCCCGTTTAGCCCTACCGTTAAATAGGCGTTTTTAGGAGATTAAATTGGGACGTAAACCAGGGGTACAATCGGTACCTAAAGAGGAAGCCCAGGCTAAAGTACTAGCCCTACTAGAACAGGGTGCTACCATAACAGCGGCTATGGCGGCAGTGGGTAGACAAGATACTGCCTTCCGTCAATGGGTCATGGTGGACGAATCCTTCAAGGAAAAGTCTGAGAAAGCCCGCCTTGCGGGTAAGGGCATCAAAGCAGACCTGGCAGAACTCAAGGATATATCCTATCCCGATTTCTCAGAGCAGTTCCTAGACACTACCCTCTTTGACCATCAACTTAACTGGCTAGACCTGATTGAAGGTCGTGACCCACGATGGCAACCTGCAGGTATGACTTACGAGCCAGGAGACCCAAAGCGTGTCCTGATTAACGTGCCACCTGAGCACGCCAAGTCAACCACCATTACAACCAACTATACGTTGTATACAATTGTGACCAACCCTAATGCGCGAGTAATCATCGTGTCCAAGACCCAGGGTATGGCACGTAAATTCTTAGGTGCGATTAAGACACGTCTTAGCCACCCAGCATATATGAAACTCCAGACAGCCTTTGGGCCAAATGGAGGCTACAAGGCAGATGCTACTCAATGGTCTGCTGATATGATATATTTAGGAACGGGACGAGATTCTGGCGAGAAAGACCCCACAGTGCAAGCACTTGGATTTGGTTCCCAGATTTACGGCGCACGCGCCGACCTGATTATCCTAGACGACGTTGTGATGAACTCAAATGCCCATGAATGGGAGAAGCAAATTGAATGGCTTCAAAAGGAAGTTATCACACGTCTGGGACGGCACGGAAAATTACTTATAGTAGGAACCCGTGTCGCTCCCGTAGATTTGTACAAAATGATACGCGATGGCGCACAATGGACTGGTGGTAAGACCCCGTTCACATATTGTGCCATGCCTGCCGTTCTACAGTTTGACGAGAACCCGCAGAACTGGAAAACGTTGTGGCCTAAGACCAACATCCAGGAGAACGATTTAGATGAGCAATTTGAAGATGGACTATACCCCAAGTGGGATGGACCCTCGCTCTTTAAGCGTCGCTCTGAGGTCGCTCCGTCTGTATGGGCTATGGTCTACCAGCAAGAAGATGTCCAGCAAGATTCCATCTTCCCGCCAACAGCAGTTGCAGGATGTGTTAACGGTATGCGAAAGCGTGGACCGCTTAAACCTGGAGTCCCAGGACACCCAGCAAGAGCAGGCTCAACCTACACAGTAATTGGTTTTGACCCTGCAGTATCTGGTCGCTCTGCTTTCGTAGCAGTAACTTACAACCGCGACGATGGTCAGATATATGTACTGGACTGCGTAAACATGGCAGACCCAACACCTCAGAAAGAGAACGCTCTTATTCGTGAGTGGGTTGAGAAGTACCATCCTCAAGAGTTCCGTGTGGAAATTAACGCACACCAGAAGTACTACGCTATGGATACGGACTTACGTAACTACCTAGCAACATATGGTTGCCAGTTGAACTCACACTTCACAGGCAAGAACAAGTGGGACACATCTTTCGGTGTAGCATCTATGGCTAGCCTTTTTGGTAGCATTAGTAATGAACGTTACCAGAACAACGGTATCATTGAACTACCAAGTAACGAAGGCTCAGAAGGACTTAAGTCTTTGGTGCAGCAGTTGATTACTTGGAAGCCAGATACTAAGAACCCCACTGACTGCGTGATGGCTCTATGGTTTGCTATCATTCGTGTACGTGAATTAATGCAACAGTCTTCTGCGGTGGGTCAGTACCAAACCAATCGCTGGGCTACCAGAAGTCAGAAGCAACAACGCATGTCATTGAACTTAGACGAAGCATTCGCTGAGCAATGGCAAGAAACTTATAGTTAGGACAACAATGGCATTATCAATGGAACAAGTTGCAGCGAGAGTTGAGAACCTTCGCTACCGCAACGCTGAACGTGACGGTCGTAACCTTGACGTTCTTGCAGTTCGCAAGGGTAACATTGCATCCGTCTATCCTGACTTCTTTCCAGACGGAGTAGATGCTAACGTAGTTGCCAACTTTATCGACATTGTCGCACGCGACTTGTCAGAAGTTATGGCTCCGCTTCCTGCGGTTAACTGCTCAGCGGCTAACTCTGTTTCAGATAGAGCACGTGGATTTGCTGATAAGCGTACACGTATTGCATCAAATTACTTTTCTCATTCAGACCTTTCGGTACAGATGTACCAAGGTGCTGACTGGTATCTAACCTACGGTTTCCTCCCATTCTTTATTGAATTGGATGAGGAAGCAAAGTTGCCGCGCATCCGCCTAGAAAACCCACTGGGTGCTTACCCAGAATTCGACCGCTACGGACGCTGCATTGCCTTTGCAAAACGCTACATGACTTCTTTGGCAGAGTTAGTTTCATTATTCCCAGAGTACGAATACTCCTTGTTAGGTGGCCATGGCTACAAGCAGGATTTGAATACTCAAGTTGAAATGATTCGTTACTTCGACAAAGACCAATCAATCATCTACATCCCTACAAAGGATAATCTGGTTCTTTCACACGCCAAGAATCCATTGGGAAAGATGATGGTTGTCGTAGCCCGTAAGCCATCTATTGATGATGAACTTCGTGGACAGTTTGACGACATCCTTGGAATTCAATTGCTGCGTAACCGCTTCGCGTTACTTGCGATGGAAGCAGCAGAGAAGTCAGTACAGGCACCTATCGTACTTCCACAGGATGTACAGGAGTTGCAACTCGGTGGAGATGCGGTTATCCGTACTTCTAACCCAGCAGGTGTACGTCGTGTAGAACTTAATATTCCAGCAGGTGCATTCACAGAGCAAGGTTTGCTTAACCAAGAACTTCGCGTGGGTGCTCGCTATCCTGAATCACGTACTGGTAACATCAGTGCATCAGTTGTTACAGGACAAGGCGTACAGGCTCTTATGGGAGCCTTTGATACACAGGTTAAATCTGCTCAAGCAATCTTTGCATCTGCACTACGCGATGTTATCCAGGTATGCTTTGAAGTTGATGAGCGAATCTTCCCACAGGAGAAGACAATTCGTGGTGTTGATTCAGGTTCACCTTATGAAATTACATACTCACCTAAGAAGGACATCAAGGGTGATTACTCAGCAGATGTTCGTTATGGTATGTTGGCTGGTCTTAACCCAGCACAGGGACTTATCTTCATGCTACAGGCACTTGGTGGTGGATTAATCTCCAAGGATATGGCTATGCGTGAACTTCCATTTACAGTTAACGTATCTCAGGAACTAGAAAAGATTGAAATTGAAAAGATGCGCGATGCGCTTCTTGGTTCATTGACTGCATATACACAAGCAATTCCACAGATGGCTACAAGTGGTGGAGACCCAAGCGTAGTTGTTAGAAAGATTGCTGATGTTATCAAGGCACGCCAAAAGGGACAGGCACTTGAAGATGCAATTGAAGCAACCTTTGCTCCAGAGCAACAAGTTCCTCCTGCTGGGGTTCCATCGGTTGAGCAACCGTCCCCTGTTCCCCCTGGTTCTCCAGTAGGAGGCTCTCCAGAAGGCGCACCAATGCCAGAAGGAATGCCAGAAGGAGCACCACAAGCACCACCAAGTATTCAAAGTTTACTCTCTGGTCTATCTGGAGGAGGAACTCCAACAGCATCAGTACGCACAGTAACGCGTAGATAACTTAAGTAGGGGACAATGACAACGATTATCGGATTGCAGCACGACGACAAGTGCTTAATTGTATCTGATAGTCGTGTTAGTGCGGGTGGTAAAGTTTATACCCACCCTAGCATGGTCAAAGTAGTTGAACGTGGAAGTTACATTATCGGCGGCGCTGGTGATTACCGCGCTTTACAGGTAGTGCTTCATGGATGGACACCTCCGTTAGTTACGGTAAAGGCTAAGGCAAACTTATATGAGTTTGCAATCAACAAAGTAATACCATCACTTAAAGTAGCACTCACCGAATCAGGTGTGGAGTTCAATAAAACATCAAATGATGATGATAAATTTGAACTTAACTTGTTACTAGCAATTAATGGAACTATTTTTGAAGTAGATTCCGACTTTGCAGTTGGTATGAATAACACAGGATTTTATGGCATCGGTTCTGGTGGAGATTTTGCAGTAGGTGCTCTACACGCAGGAACTACAATGCTAGATGCAATGCGAATTGCAGCACTTAATAACAACGAGACGGCTCCGCCGTTTCATATATTTGAACAATTTACTAAGTAGGAGGAATAATGGTCAGTGGAGGAATGCGCCCAAATGCGCCACAGAACAATCCTGCTAACGTTAACGCACTAGGTGGTAATGGTCAGAGCGGAAATGGAACACAGGCTCCCAAGTACATTCCTGGTATGGGTTATGGGCAGGGACAGGCTACAATGCGCCAGCAAGAAGGCGCTCCAATGGCAGGACCAACACCTACACCAAAGGCTGCTACACCAAAAGTAGAACGTACTATGCCTATGGTAGAAGCACGTCCATTGACTGCACCATCTGATTTCCCAGAAGAGAACATCACAACAGGTGCTCCAATTGGCAGCACACCAGGACCAGAAACACTAGCACTTCCAAAAGAAGAAGTAGTTGTTAACGACCCTGATTTAGATTTAGTACGCGAGTATTTTCCAATCATCGAACTATGGGCAGAGCAGGTAGATACTTCACAGGGTACTAAGGATTATGTAAATTACCTTAGGACCATTCTATGAATTTATGGGAATACATTGGCAATCTTCAAAAGGACATGGGCAACAATGTCAATACTGATGCTGTCCCAGCAAAGAATGGCCGCATTCCTTTTGGTGTAAGCCTAGATACTGCTAAGTCAATTCCAGCAAAGACTGGTAACACTGTCGTGCAAGCACGCTTTGCTCCAACTCGTAAGATTACAAATCAAGATGTTGAGAAATTGCGTGTTGCAACAATTGAAGGCGCTACTAAGGCTACAGAATTAGCAATGAAGTACACACCACTTGCAGTCATTCCTAAGATTGACGAAGCAACTGGTGGTAAACTTTCAAAGGCACTGATGGCTGGTGCAAAGAATGTACGTTCTAACTATGCTTTCGTCAGAGCAACAGCAGAAGATGATGCTGCAAAAGGATTTCTTGCTGGCTTAAATATTATTGCTAGCGGAGTTGCAGGAGCACTTGCTGGCGGAGCAGTTGGTCTAGCATTTGGTGGCGTTGGTGCTATCCCTGGAGCAATCGCTGGTTTCTCAATCGGTGCAGGTCTTGGCGGTAAAGCAGGACGCGAAGTATCAAAGTCTGGTACATTTGGCAAAAATGTAAAAGAAGATGCAATCTATGCTGAATCTGCAGTTGGTCAAGAACATTATAACTTTGGTAAAGATGTTGTAAAGCAAATAGCACGCATCAAGGGATTCAAAACACTTGGCGATACCAACATGGGTATCGGTGCAGTTACATCTGGTCTACTTAACTTTGGCTTTGAAGTTGGCGCTGACCCGTTACTAAAGGGAACTAGCGTTACTGGTAAGGCTGTAAAGAACGCACTAGTTGGCGGAGTTGTACCTAAGAGCCAGGGTTTAGTTGCAGATGCAATCGGCCGAGCAACTGGAATTCGTTCACTTGAACTAGCAGATAAACTTGAAATCGATATCGATACTATCAAGAAGACCGCTGCAGGCGAAGCAACAATTTATACGCCTCTATTTGATTTCTTAAAGAACAATGATGCTGCTACGATTCTAAATCATCCAACATTGAAGAATAATGACATGGGTAGCGTTGCTGCATCAGTACTTGCTGGCAAGTCAAACGAAGAAATTGGTCTTGTGCTACGCATTGGTCGTGGAGATAAGAGTGCAATTGATGAACTTGAGAGCAATCCTAACTATGCAGATACATATGCTGAGTTAAATCGCTACGAATCTGCCGTTTCTGCACTTGAACAAGATGGAATGATGTGGTTTCGTCACGAAAACAACCTTATGATGGTTGGTAGCAAGTATAAAGATGGCGCAGACCTTATTAAGGCTGAACTAGAAGTACTTCGCAAGAAGAAAGACTTCGTTGAGCGAGCCATTAGCCTTGATTCTTGGTTGCAGACAGATAGAACTGTCTCCCAATTTGCATGGGTTGAGCGTATGCGTGCAGACAAGGCGGTACGTGGTGCTGCTACAAAGATATCTGGCAAGACATACAACAATGAACTTATTGATGGTATCCGCCAAGAAACAGAGTTTGGTGATATCATCACATCTGTGTACAAGAACAATATGTTCTCCACACCAATTAGTTTCGTGAGCCGTCTTGTTGATGATGCTCCACATATGACTGTTAACTTTAACGAAGGTGTTCAGTCTGTTACCCGCGTACGCACAAGCCTACGCGATGCAGTAACTCGCAAGGTTATTGACGAAAAAGAAGCCCTACAAATTCTCAATGACTTTATTGCTGCACCTAATGAAGGTGTAAAGAATGAGATTATTGAGAACTACGCAAAGACCGTAATTCGCAATGCTGCTATTAACTATGGACACCATGAGGACATTGCAGAACTTGCTGTCAATACCTATATCAAGAACCATCGCCTAACCAAAAAAGAAGCAACACAGGCAAAAGAACAGAACCGTGCATACATGGTTGGCGAAGATGGAACTGCTATTTCTGACCCACAGTTAATTACTCAACTTGCTAACGGTGCTTATCTTCCAGATATTGCAATTATTGACAAAGCGTTCAAGGAGTTTGGAACACGCCCTGGTTCTATTACTAAGGCTGGACGTTCGACTATATATGGCGTAAAGACAGCACTTGATGAACTGCAAGCCATCTGGCGTGGTGGAACATTAGCACGTGGTGGTTTTACAGCCAATATTCTTCGTGATGCTAACTTTCGTGCATGGGCAGACACTTCAATGTTCTCCTTGTACTCACAACTTGGACTTAGCACCCTAGGTGCCGTAACTAATGGACTTAACACAGTTAAGAAAATTTCATCTTGGGAAAAGGATATCATCAGCCCTAAGCGCAATATGCGCAACATCCGTGAGGCTATCGATGAGAATGATAAAGTTCTAAAGAAGTTAGAAGGACGACTAGAACAAGAGGGTTTCTATAAGAAGCCTAAAAAGGGTGCAAAGCCTGTAGAAATTACACCAGCACTTCAACGTGTTATTGAGTCTCGAGATACAATCGCAGCAACTCTTGCAGAATTGCGTCGTCAAGAGAAGGCTATTGTTGATAATATCCCAACTCAGGTAATCAAGAAGGATAAGATTAGCGTATCTGGTTGGGAATTCCCAGCACCGCTTTCTGGTCAACTTGGTGAGATTAGCCGTCAGAAGTTAAACGGCAAAGAAGAAATTCGTGGTGCGCTCGCATCTGTTCGTGAACTAGAAATGGAATCTGTACGCCGTGGAAGTTACGGTGGCACGGTTTATCATGCTGCAGACAATGAAGCAGAGCATCTTGTAGCATGGACTGACATGCTTAATAACCACTTGCGTAACGACCCACTTGCGGTTAAGATTATGGAAGGCAACATGAGCAAGCCAGAGTTAATGAACTGGCTACAAGAAAACTCTCAGCGCTCTTACATTGACCGCTTTGGTCTAACTGTTGTCGAAAAAGGAAAACCTGCTCGTCGCCTACGTCGTGATGATGCAGAATACATTTATGACCGTGTTAACTTTGCCGTAAATAGCATCGCTGCTAATGAGCAAGTTCGCAAACTGGTTCTCAATAACCAATTGACAGCAGTTGAGTTAAAGAAACTGTACCCTGTAGTTGCAGAGCGTCCACCAGTATCTGGAGACGTTACAACTGCTGCACTAGGTAGAAGCAATATTGCACGTGGTTTAGTTAATACTCAAAAAGAGATAGTGCAGTGGCTTGCTACACAGCCAACATCACGCCTTAATTACAACCACTACTTTGCGGCAAAGTACTATGAGAAGTTAGAAACTCTAGTAATGAATGCTAACGAGCGTGGTGTTATTCCTGGTGCAAAGCAGAAGGTTCAATACGAAAAGATTGCTCGTTCTTATGCAATCAATGAGTATCGCAGCAAGATTAACGCGTTCTCAAAGGATATGAACTTTGCTGGACTAATGAACTATGTTATAGCCTTCTTCCCTGCGGTTGTAGAGCAGTTCAGGGCGTACGGACGCATTATGATAGATAACCCAGAGTTGCCTATCCGTCTTGCTTATGCAGCCCAGATTCCAGAATACATCGCAGATACACAAGAAGATGCCTATGGTAATAGATACATTGAGTACACTATGCCATACACAGGACTAAAGGCACGCTTTGGAGTTGAATGGTTTAACCCAATTAACCCAACATCTGGTTCTATCCTATCTGCTGGTCCACTAGCAACCACCACTGCTAACCTTTTTGCTAAGCAAACAGACTTTGCCGATAGTAAATTAGGTAGTTTCTTGCTACCATTTGGTGTATCAACCAACAATATGTCTGCTTATACTCCTAATACATGGAGAAAAGCATCTGAGTTATACAAAGCCTGGCGAGGCGATGGAGAACAGTTTAACAGAGATGTGAACATGATTTCCAAGCAGTACTTATTTGACTTTATTGAAGATAATGATAAGCAACCAAATCCTTCTCAGTTGAATCAGATTCAGATTCGTGCAGAAAAGGACGCATTAGCGTTATCTGTATTGAAGTTCGTATCATCATTAACACTGCCACAGCAGCCAAAGATGCGCACAGCAATCTCATTCTATCAGGATAGATTCAACGAAGCAATGAAGCAAGACCCAATTAATGGCGCAGAAGAGTTCATGAAGGATAATCCTGAGTACTTTATGCTTGCTGATAAGTTGGAGAACAACCTATCTGGTATTCGTGCAGACGAAACAGCGGTTGCTTTGCTACAGCGCAACAACATGGCAACAAGAGAAATAGTTACAAACGTTACAGACCTAAGCGCGTTAGGTGCAGTCTTTAATGATGACAACTATGCATTCTCAAGTGCAGCAGATGCTTACCTTCGCACACAGAAGATTCCTGGCTTGGACAGCAAGTACAAGGCTAGCGAAGCATCACTTCTTAATATGAAGTCAACTGTTGTTAACAAGGGTTGGACTGATTGGTTTAAGTTAATTCAGGTAGTTTCAACAGAGATGAAGAAGCCACCTTACAACCTAGACCCTGCACGTGGCTACGGAGACGTAGTTCTACAGCAGTACAAGGACGCTTTCATCGAGCAACAGAAGACCGAAAACCCTATGTGGTACGATGAGAAGATTAACAGTTCTGGTGGTGGCGACAAGGGTAGAATGGCTAGCGTTATCAAGGCCGTTACTATCGCTGCCAACACACCTGAGATGTGGAAAGACCTATCTCAGCAACCACGCTGGTCTGCTATTGTTGAATACATGAACTTCCGCTATCAGATTAACGATGAATTAAAGCGTCGAGATATCGGATACGATACTAAGTCAGCAATTGACCTACGTAATCAAGTCACACTAAAGGTGTGGGAGTTGCGTAATAAGGATGTAAAGTTCGGTCAGTTCTATGACAGATATTTTGATGGAGATGACTTTAGCGTTATCTTCGATTATACACCACCAAAGAGGAGCAAGTAATGGTTGACCCAATTATTGGTAGAAAGCCTACGCCATCAACAACTGCTACGCCGTCTCCTGCGCCCGTTCCTGCTGGTCTTGGTGTATCAATTGAGCAGGCTGCAAAGAATACTCAACTAAATATCAAGACACCTACAAGCGTGTCAGTAAATACAGTCAACTTTGTATCTAGCCTAACCAAGGCACAGATGAAGCAGATTATCCCATGGCTTGATAAGTTTGGTGCTAGCAAGACAGATATCTCAACTATTGGTAATGCTAAGAAGTTCTTACAGAATAACTTTAACACCTATGTTGAAAACGCTGGCAACAGTGTAACTAAACTAATCCAGTTATTTAAGGATGACTATGTTCCATCTGCAGACGATGCAGAAAAGATAAAGTCTAGCGGAGTTACACAGTATGTTACCAAGCAGTCTCCAGAACTTATTGCTAAAAATGTAGATAAGTTCTTGCTAAGCACAATTGGCAGCAAGAACATTAATCAAGAATCTCGCGATAAGATTATGGCCGAGATTAACAAGATGATTGAAACTGGCACCACAACAACTACCAAAAGAGACAAAACTGGCAAGGATACAATTACTCAGACTCCTGGTTTTAGTGAAGAGCGTCTTGGCGAAGTTGTCTCACGTGTTGCAAAAAAAGCAGAACCAGGCAAGTATGAACAACAGAAGCAACTAGACTTCTTCGACTTCATGCAACAGGCAGAACAAATGCGAGGTGGCAGATAGTGGCTGATTTATCAGGCTTTAGAGCAGCAGAGGCTGTATCTGCGGCTGACATAGCAGGAGATGCCGTTAAGGGAATGTCACCTGGCTCAGCATGGGTATTTAATGAGAAGACAAAGAAGTGGGAAAAGCCTGCTAAGCCAACTCAGGGTAACAAGACTTATACTTGGGATGACAATAATGGTTGGGTTGCTAGTGGTGTTGATACATCTGGACTAACAGCAAGCCTTGGCTTTGTTCTTTCTCGAGCACTTCTTGATGACCCTACATATGGTAAGGGTCCTGGAGGACTACAAGAGGTCTACGACCTATGGGCTGCTGGAGACCAAACCGCAGCACTTAATGCATACTTCCAGTCTAACTACTACCTAAAATTAGGTAAGACCGCTGCTTCACGTTTTGCATTAAGTAAGAATCAACCAGAAGTATACGCTGCTGACGAGGCTGCTTATATTTCTAATCAAAAGAATCGCCTATTCAAATTAGGTGTTCGAGTTGAAGATGCAGAACTTACTGACTTGCTAAAGAAAGCATATTCTGGTAATCTTACTGATACTCAATTAGATTCATCTATTGCATTATCAAATGATTTTGGTGGTAAGTTCGGCGGAACTATCCTTAGCCAAATCCAAGACTTCAAGAATACTGCCCGCTCATATGGATTATCATATACTGAGGCTAAGTACAACCAGTGGGGTGCTGACTTATTCGCAAATCGCATTACTGACTCAGAGGTTGAAGAATTAATCAAAACTGAATCAGCAAGTAAGTATCCAGCATTTGCAGACCAGATTATGAAGGGTGTAACTGTTGATGCATTAGCATCTGCTTACAAGTCATCTATGGCTACTCTTCTTGAGATTGATGCAGATTCTATTGGTTACGATGACCCAACTCTTAACAAGGCTTTACAATACATTGGTCCAGACGGCAAGCCAACAAGCAAGCCACTATGGCAGTTTGAATCAGACTTACGTTCTGACCCACGTTGGCAGTTTACAAATAATGCTAGAGACTCAATTGACTCTATGCAGTATAAGGTTATGAAGGATTGGGGATTGATGTAATGAGATACAATCCAAATGTAATGATGGTTGATGATGGTGGAAACACAGTACCTAACAACCCTACCTTAACTCCTGCTCAAGGACAAATTGCAGTTCGAAAGTTAACTTCTGGTCAGGCATTAACTGATGCAGAAAAGGCTTATTTAGGACTTCCAGTTTCTGTAGCGACAACAACACCTGTTGTACCAACTGAAACACCTGCAGAAGATACATCAGCAGCGGATGCTGCAAAGGCAGCAGCAGCACAGGCTGCAGCCGACAAAGCAGCAGCAGATGCCGCAGCAGCGGCAGCGCGAACTGCAGCAGAAGCAGCAGCAGCAAAGGCTGCACAAGAAGCAGCAGCACTAGCAGCAGCACAGGCTGCAGCAGCGCTAGCAGCGGCTAATGCAGGAACTAATGCATCTCTTAAGGCATTACAAGACCAGATTGCTGCATTGACAAAGCAACTTTCAGGCAATACTGCAGCGGATAAGGCAGCAGCAGATGCTGCTAAATACAATGAGCGCATGAGTGTTTACGCATCAATGGCGGACCGTTTTAATAAGTACGGTCTTACTGGACTTGCTAATAAGATTAAAGAACTTGCTATCCAAGGTGCAACAGAGGCAACAATTACTTTACAGTTGCAAGAGACACCAGAATACCAGCAACGATTTGCAGCAAACGCTGACCGCCTTAAGAAGGGCTTAGCAGTATTAACTCCTGCGGAGTATGTCAATGTTGAAGATTCATATCGTCAAGTACTACGTGCTTACGGATTAAAGCAGTTTGACAATGATGCATACGTGAGACAGTTTATTGCTAACGATATGTCACCAACAGAACTTTCCAACCGTGTTGTCACGGCAGTACAGCGTGTACAAAATGCAGACCCTGCTATTGTTAACCAACTCAAGCAATACTACGGTATCGGTGCAACCGATATGGTTGGCTATGTACTTGACCCAGAACAACAGTTCCAGAAGATTGAACGTCAGATTGCAGCATCAGAAATTGGTGTAGCAGCAGGTCGTCAGGGACTTACCGCTGGTGTGTCAGTTGCAGAGCAACTTGCAGCACAAGGTGTATCTCAAGCAGAAGCACAAAAGGGTTATGCGACTATCGCAGATATTCTTCCAACTGCAGAGAAACTATCCGACATCTATGGTACAACCTTAGAAGAGTATGGACAAGCCGAAGGCGAACAAGAAGTATTCAACCAACTTGCATCAGCACAGCGCAAGCGCCAGAAACTCACACAGCGTGAAATTGCAGCCTTTAGCGGCTCATCTGGTGCAGCAAAGACAAGCCTATCTACACCTAGCATAGGCCAATTCTAGAATCCTGAACGGACCTATCGGCCCCGTCAGAGTAATAGACCGAGAGTAGGAGCCAGCCAGTTTCCCCGAACTGAACTGAGGCCTGCGAACTACAACGAATAGAAGGGTGGGTTGCTATGAGCAACAACTACTGGGATGAAGAAGACGATGACCTCGATACCGAAAATGAGGCGCAATTGGACGGCAGTGACTTACTTAAAAAGTTACGTAAAGCCAAGCGTGCTGATGAAAAGCGTATCAAGGAACTTACTGAGCAACTTGAGGGATTTTCCAAGGCGCAGCGTGAGTCAACCGTTAAGGCTATCCTAGAACAAAAGGGTGTAAACCAGAAGGCAGCGCGTCTAGTCCTCAAGGACTTAGACGGTGATTTCTCAGAAGAAGCAGTTACAAACTGGCTCGACGAGAACGCTGACTTATTTGGCATTGAAGTCTCTCAGAGACCAGATAGTCAAAATCTCGCTACACTACGTCAGCAAGATGTAATGACACAGAATGCCGTTACACCAGACCGAGCACAGGACCTTGAGCAACGCATGAACAATGCAAGTTCTATGGAAGAACTCATGTCCTTAATGCAGAGTCAACAATAATATCCGTTCATAGTCAAGGAGACTAAAAAAAATGGCATACACAGATACCTCGTCCACCTCATTAGGTGGCACAGTTGGTGGTGCTGGTCTCGTACAGAAGGCATACGACCGCCTTCTCGAGTTCGCTCTCCGCTCAGAACCACTAATTCGTTCTGTCGCAGATAAGCGCCCAGCAAAGCAATCAATTCCTGGCTCAACCGTAGTTCTACAGAAGTACGTTGACCTTGATGCTAAGACATCAACACTAACCGAAACAGTTGACCCAGATGCAGTAGCGGTGTCAACACCAACACAGGTTACAGTAACACTAAATGAGTACGGTAACGCAGTTCTAGTAACTCGCGCATTGGAACTCTTCTCACTTGCAGATGTAGACCCAGCAATCGCTAACATGATTGCATTCAACTTGGCAGATTCTATCGACCAGGTTGCAATGACAACTCTACGCTCAGGTTCAAACAACATCTACGCAGGAAACGCAACATCAGTTGCAACTGTAGATGCTGCAGATACTCTAGACTCAGCAGACATCCGTAAGGCTGTTGCAAAGTTGCGTTCCAACAAGGCCAAGGGCCGTCGCGGAAATGCATACTGGGTTGGTATCCACCCACAAGTTTCACACGACCTTCGTGCAGAGACAGGCGACCTTGGATGGCGCTACCCACAGTCACAGTCTGCTTCTGAATCAAGCAAGATTTGGGCTGGAGAAATCGGTGAGTACGAAGGCGCATTCTTCGTAGAGTCACCACGTCTATACAACGCTAAGACTGGTGCAGACCAGACACCATTAGCAACTGCTCCTGCAGTTAGCGGAGTTTCTGGCGAGTTCACTATCGTAGTAGCAAATGCTGCTTTCGGTGGTCGTGCTGAGGTCGGAGATAAAATCTCTGGAACTAACGTAGGTACTGCTGCTAAGATTACAGCAATCTCAGTTGGTGCAACAAACACTACACTTACAGTTTCTGTTGCTAACTCAGGTACAGTTGGAACTAATACTCTAACAGTAACTCCAGTAACACGCGTATTCGATACAATCGTTGCAGGTTCACAAGCAATGGCAGAAGCCGTAGCAGAAGAACCACACGTAGTTATCGGTAACGTAACTGATAAGTTGATGCGTTTCCGCCCAATGGGTTGGTACGGCGTACTCGGCTTTGCAGTATACCGCGATGAGGCTCTTTACCGAATCACATCAGGTTCAGCAATCGCTGCTAACTAAGTAGTTAATTGACTGCTGGGCAGGGGAAACCCTGCCTGGTGGTGAGTCCACTAAAGGAGGAGTCATGACAGATTATATCTTCGAGACACCAACCGTCGACGAAGGATTTGAAGGAGTTCAGCGACTCTTTACATTCTACAAACTAGCACGTGGAATCACTATCATCAGGGTTGATGGGACTTACCGTCAGGTTCGTTACCCATACGATGGTGACTTAGATACATACCAAGAAGTTTATCTTGGTGGTAGCAAGTATACTGTAGATGATACAACAAAGGCAGCACTTATTGCTGGTGGCGTTGGTGTAACGGAAGCAAACTTTACAGCAGTATAAGGGACATATGGGACACGAACATACAAGCAAAGTTCTTGAATGGGCTTATAGGTTAGTAGATGGAGACATGATTCCATACTCAGCATTATATGGGTGTGTGTATTGTGATGCTACATCAACTGAGCCTTTCCCTGACGAGAACAATATCTTTATAGACCACACCAAGTGTGGACCTGATTGCTTTGGCTGTAAAGCCAGAGGACTTCAGATGAATACTGGCGATGCTAACAGTCAGCGAAACGCTCCACGTAAGCGATTCGAAAGCGAACTATCTGCATACGCTAACGCTAAGGCCCAGGGCATACAGCCTGGTGGTACATCGATGGAAAAGATTCGTGAGGCAGAAGCGGCCTCCGAAGTATTGAATAAGCCTTACAACGCTAATTCAATGCCTGATGCAAAGCATGTAAACAAATCAACCGCAGCGGTAATGAAAGAGATAGGACAAGCATAATGATGAAGAACAAGGCTTATAAGATGGGCGAAAAGATGGAGTCCAAGGCTGAGAAGATGATGGAAATGAAGATGGGCAAGAAGAAGATGGCTAAGAAGACAGCCAAGAAGTCCATGAAGAAGATGGGTAAGAAGAAGTAATGCCAGTCCGTAAACCAGGCAAGTGCCGCAAGTGCGGCAAGTCAGATAAGGCGTGTAAGTGCTAATGGCAAATCCAAAACCAAAGACTACTCCTAGCCCACAGGCTACCAAGAAGTCTCAAGTTGTTGTAACCACTGGTCGTGGTACAACTATCAAGATGGGTGACCTGGGAAAGAAATCTCCCACACCTACAGCAAAGCCTCGCATTGGTGTAATCAAGGAATGGTCTCCATCTGGTTATGATGCAATGCTAAAGAAGTGGCTTAAGGATAACAAGAACCGATGAAGAATAAAGTTGAGAAAGTAATGGGAGAGTTTAAGCGGGGAACACTACACTCTGGTAAGGGTGGTAAGGTTGTTAGAAACCCTAAGCAGGCTGTTGCAATTGCTCTCTCTGAGGCAGGCAAGTCAAAAGCAAAGAAGACTATTAAGAAGGCGAAGAAAAAATAATGGACCCAAGACTAAAGCGAGCAGGAGTAGCAGGCTTTAACAAGCCTAAGCGTACACCAAGTCACCCAAAGAAGTCACACGTTGTTGTGGCTAAAGAAGGAAACAAGGTCAAGACTATTCGCTTTGGTCAGCAGGGCGTTACTGGAGATAAGAAGCCAACAGCACGTCAGGCTTCCTTCAAGGCTCGTCATGCTAAAAACATCGCTAAGGGTAAGATGAGTGCCGCGTATTGGGCAGATAAGGTGAAGTGGTAATGGCAACAGGAGTAGCAGGTAGCACATTTGCTGACGAGTTAAATCGTCTTGCAAATGGCGGAACATATCCCACACCAGATGCATACCAATCTGAGCAAGGTGCAGCAAATAACTATGCTGACACTAGCGGCTTAGGTATTATAGCAGCATTAAATATTAAAGCCGACACAAACCGTCAGCCTAATAATTACAAGATGATGAACGCTATCTGTAATGAATTAGCAGGAACTACTGGACTATCAGCCGTTGTTGCATTAAGGAGCATAGACCTATGACAACTTTAGCACAGATGATTGATGAAGTCCTTATCAACCTTTCAGGTTATACATACCAACAGGACCGTTCAACATATCTTAAGACTGCAGTCACTACACTCACATCACCAAGTTCAGCACCTACAATCCTATCTCTAGGAGATACAAGCAACGTAGGTAAGGGTATCCTTGAGATTGATGAAGAGTTGATGTGGGTTGACTCATTTGACCGCGTATCTAATACAGCAACCGTCTCACCATATGGACGTGGCTACTTAGGAACACCAGCAACTACACATGCTGCTGATGCAAAGGTAACTATCTCACCTATCTTCCCACGCTACGTAGTTAAAAAGGCAATCAACGATACTATCCGAGCAATGGGTGCAAGCCTGTTGTCTATCAAACAGACTACCTTCCCATTTAATGCAGCAATTAATACATATGAATTTGAAAACCTAGGCATTGAGAATATCCTTACTATGTCATGGCAGGATACAGGTCCTTCTAAGGAATGGATTCGTATCAAGCGTTGGGACTTCGACCCATTCGCAGATGTAGACACTTGGGGTTCGGGCTCACAAACAGTTACTATCTACGACTGGATTACTCCAGGACGTACAGTAAAGGTTATGTATGCAACACCACCAACACCATTTGTAAACAATACAGATGTATTTACAGACACTACTGGATTCTCTGAATCAGCCCGTGACATTGTAATTCTTGGTGCATCATACAGATTATTGGCTTACCTTGACCCTGCACGTGCGGGTCAAATCAGCCCACAGGCGGACGAAACAGATGGCAAGCGCCCATACGGTGCAAGTGCATCAGCAACAAAACAACTCTTTGCTCTTTACTCACAACGTTTGAACGAAGAAGTGTCAGCAATGCAAGGTCAATACCCGCCACGAATTCATTATACTCGATAGGAATATAAATGACAACACGCAATTACTCCTCTCGCTCCCAGCAAACAACGCTGACAAGCGCAATCACCGCTGGTGCAACGTCAATGTTCGTCGTTTCAGGTTCAGCGCTCATGGGTGGTGTAACCATCCCTGCTGGCACAACCTTTACTATCGTACTAGACCCAGATACAGCACTTGAAGAAATTGTAGATGCCACGGCGGTATCCACCAATACCTTTACAATAACACGTGGTATCGATGGCTCATCTGCTCAGGCTCACTCTGCTGGAGCAGTTGTTCGTCACATGGCTATCGGTCGTGACTACCGCGAAGCAAATACCCATATCGAGGCTTCTACAGGCGTACACGGTATCTCTAACTCATCTTCTGTAGTTGGAACAACAGATACACAGACACTTACCAACAAGACTCTTACATCCCCAATCCTTAACACACCTACAATTACAAACCTCACACTTGGTGATGGAAACCTTGTATTTGAGGGTGCTACCCCAGATGCCTTCGAAACTACACTTACTGTCACAGACCCTACTGCTGACCGTACTGTAACTATTCCTGATGCAACAACTACTCTAGTTGGCACAGATACTACTCAGACTCTTACTAATAAGACACTGACAAGTCCAACACTTGTTACTCCAGCACTTGGAACACCAGTATCTGGTACTCTTACAAATGCAACTGGACTTCCAGTATCAACTGGTATCTCTGGTCTTGGAACTGGTGTAGCCACATTCCTTGGAACTCCATCGAGTGCAAACCTTCGCTCTGCTCTTACAGATGAGACAGGTACAGGCTCAGCAGTATTTGCTACAAGTCCTACTCTGGTAACTCCAGTTTTAGGTGCTGCAACAGCAACAACTATTAACGGGACTGATATTCCTGCTAGTGCAACTCTTATTAAGACTAGCGATACTGGCACAGTAACAAGCACAATGATTGCCGATGCAACTATTGTAGATGCAGATATTTCTGCAACTGCTGCTATTACTAAGACAAAGTTGAACCTTGGTGGAACAATTACATCTGCTGACTTGGTAGATGGAACTATTGTTAATGCTGACATCAACGCATCTGCAGCCATTGCACTTAGCAAGTTGGCAGTAGACCCACTGGCTCGCGCTAATCACACTGGCACACAGGCAGCATCTACTATCTCAGATTTTGATACACAGGTTCGTACATCTCGTTTAGACCAGATGGCAGCACCTACTAATGCTGTCTCTCTTAACAGCCAAAAGATTACAAACCTTGCTACACCGACTGACAGCGGTGACGCTGTATCTCTTGGTTATATCAATGGTCAACTTGGTACTGCAAATGGTATTGCTCCACTTGATGGTTCAGGCAAAGTACCTATCGACCATCTACCTGCACTTGCTATCTCAGAAACATTTGTAGTTAATTCTCAGGCTAATATGCTTGCATTAACTGCACAGACTGGTGACGTAGCAGTTCGTACAGATGTCAATAAGTCTTTCATTCTTACAGCGACACCTGCTTCTACTCTTGCTAACTGGCAGGAACTTCTTACACCAACAGATGCAGTTCTATCTGTTGATGGACTAACTGGAGCGGTAGTTCTTTCAGGAACATACTTAAATCGTACAACTGGTCAACTACTTGGCAACCTAGATGCCAATACCAACAAGGTAACTGGACTAGGAACACCTACAAGTGATACAGATGCTGCTACTAAGGTATACGTAGATGTTGTTGCAGGTTCTGCTACCGCTGCTGCAGCAAGTGCTGCCGCTGCTGCCGCATCATACGACTCATTCGATGACCGTTACTTAGGTGCTAAGTCAACTCCACCTACAGTAGACAATGATGGAAACCCACTAGTTACAGGTGCTATCTACTGGAACTCAGTAACCAATCAGATGTTTGCTTGGACAGGTTCTGCATGGGGTTCAATCTCATCTACTGCAGATATCTACCGATACCGCTACACAGCAGCAGGCGGAGAGACAACAGAGTCTGGTCCAGATGATAACGGACTAACGCTTGCTTACATTCCAGGTAAGGAGCAGGTATACCTTAACGGTGTTCTTCTTGCTCGTACATCTGATTACAATGCTACAAACGGTACAAGCATCACAGGACTAGCAGCACTAACTGCTGGAGATATCCTAGAGATTATTACCTTCACAGCATTTGAAATGGCAGATGCAATTGCTCGTTCACTCTTTGACGC